CAAGCACGGGTAGCTCGTATTCTTAGAGCTGAAGACTACGACTTCAAAGCAAAGAAACCTATCCTTTGGACTCCTAAGTGTCACATATAAATACAAAATGCTAAGTGTCACATAAAGAGACGAAGACAAACCAAAAGTTATAACAGAGGGAGGTCTTAAAGAATACTTTTAGATGACGAAATGAAACTTCCATTTGTCCATAATGACCTTATAGATTACCTAAAGTCTCTCTATAGTGTTGATAATTTATTGTCTAATAAAAAAACAACCAATAGTGATGAACATATAGGGTACATGAAGGGAGTCCAAGAGGTCATTACGAGACTGGAAGTTTTAAGTAAAGGAAGGGAGGGTGATTAGACTTGTGTCTATTTAAAACACCGAAAATCTCCACACCTCAGGTACAAACCACAGCGGCACAGTTAGTTCCCTCTACATCTGCTGAGGAACCTGATAGTCCGCAGTTTGGTGGTACTGAGGATACCTTCAATAAGCGTAAAGGTCGAAACGCTTTGAAAATCAATCTTGACAAAGGTGGATATAACCCTGTCAACTATTAAAACTTTAAGGAGACAAGATGTGCAGTAAAAAACCAAAAATCACTTATCAAGAAGCCGCCGCACCTGCCGCCGCTCCTGTTGCCGCACCGACTGATACAGGCAATATGACAACTATTGATACTGAAGGTCAGAAGCGAAAACGTAAAGCTGTTGGTAAGAAAAAACTAATGATTAATTCAAATGCGGGTTCTGGAACTGGTGTCAATGTTTAAAGGCGGTGATGTCTGATAGATAATAAAAAACTATCAGTCGACCTTAGTGATCCTCAAAGGGAAACGGCAAAGAAACTCTATGAACGCTTAAAGTCTGTACGTGACGCTTATACGAAGCGGGCTGAAGACTGTGCGGCTATGACGATACCTGCACTTTTCCCAAAAGAGAGTGACACAGACTCTACAAGTTACCAAACACCTAATCAGAGTGTTGGTGCTCGTGGTGTCAATAATTTGTCGAGTAAATTACTCTTAGCGTTGTTTCCACCTAATAGCCCTTTCTTTAGATTGTCTATCAGTGACAAGATACAGGCAGAGCTTGTAGATAGGGAAGAACTACGACAGGAAGTTGAACAGGCACTTCTACGAATTGAGCAGTGCGTTATTCGTTATATCGAAACAAGACAAATCCGTGTGACAGTAAAAGAAGCTCTAAATCAGCTCATTATTGCAGGTAACTGTCTTTTGTTTTTACCTCCTGCTGAAGGTGGAGCGAAACTTTATCGACTGTCAAACTACTGTGTCCAAAGGGATGCTTTAGGAAATGTCATTCAGATAGTTACTATTGATACTCTTGCCTATGCGACACTACCTGACAACGTAAAGACCCTTGTAGCATCTGATGGGCGACAACATGAAATGGACGAAAAAATAACTGTTTACACTCATGTTTACCTAGAAGGTGACCAATACCGGAGTTATCAGGAAGTAGACGAACAAGTCATTGACGGTTCCGAACAATTTTTCCCAAAAGAAAAGACTCCGTGGATTGCCCTTCGTATGGTCAAAGTCGATGGAGAATCGTATGGTCGTAGTTTTGTCGAAGAATATTTAGGAGACTTACAGAACCTTGATGCCCAATCAGAAGCAATAAGAAATTATTCAGCTATCACAAGTCACATTATTTACCTCGTGAACCCTATGGGTGTCACTCAGGTGCGTAGGGTGGCTAAAGCTAAATCCGGTGAATTTGTACCGGGCAGAAGTGAAGACATCGAAGCCTTGCAGACAAATAAACTCAACGATATGTCTGTAACTAAATCATATATTGATGGGCTTGAACAACGTCTAAACTTTATCTTTCTATTAAATAGTGCTGTTCAAAGGAACGCAGAGCGTGTCACAGCGGAAGAAATCCGTTATGTAGCTGGGGAGCTTGAAGACACACTCGGGGGAACTTACAGCATCCTCTCACAAGAGCTACAACTGCCATTGGTAAGACGCTTAATGGTTCAATTAGAAAGTGCGGGTGAAATTCCGACCTTACCAAAAGAAGCAGTTGAACCGGCAATCACAACAGGTTTAGAAGCCTTAGGGCGTGGGCATGATCTAAATAAACTGATAATGCTTAAAGACATTATTGCATCTATACCTGAAGCCGCTCAAATGATGAAAATGGACAAACTTGTCTTAATGCTGGCTACGTCTCTCGGTATTGACACTACGGGTCTCATAAAGACTCCTGAAGAACTCCAAGAGGAACAACAGCAACAAATGGCTATGCAACTTGCAAGCCAAGCAACGCCGAACTTAACTAAAGGTATGGTAGATGCGGCGACCCAATCACAATAATAAAGGAGGAATTAAATGTCTACAGTAGAAGTAACTCTGCCTGAAAACACTACTACCGAGGAAACTGAGGTCAAGGACACAGAAATATCGGAGGAACAGGAGGCTGTAGTCGAGTCACCCGAAGGTGCCCCTGAAGGTGACACAAAGGAAACAGAAGACACCCCTGAAATCAGCGAAGAAAAGGCACTCGAAACAGAAATCAAAGACCAAACAAAGGCTATTGAAGATGCAACAACTTTGCTGTCTGATAAGGGGATTAACTATGAAGCATTGACCGCCGAGTATGATACTAACGGCTCTATCTCTGCTGAAAGTTATGCCGCCTTAGAAAAAGCTGGTTTCCCTGCGTCTGTTGTAAATGCTTACATTGCAGGTGTAGAAGCGACTCAGAATAAGATTGTCGATGCTGTTTACCGTTATGCAGGTGGTCAGGCAGAATACGAAAAGGTAACTGCTTATATCCAAGCAAAAGGCAAAGAAGATGTCGATAGTTTTAATGCTCTTATTGACAGTGGTAATGTCAGCGCAATCAAAATGGTTATTGCGGGGGCTAAGGCTGAAATGACAATGAACCGTGGCACCTCTAAAGCGACTGTTTTAGGTGGCGGGATTGGTGCTCCTAGCGGTGGCTATGCAAATGAGATTGAAATGGCAGAAGCAATGGCAGACCCACGTTATAGTACCGATGAAGTATATCGTAAGCAAGTCGCCACTAAACTATCTAAATCTGCTTTTATCAGCTTTAACAACTAAATATTATGAAATTAAGACACCTATAATGGGTGTCTTTCTTTATTTATCAAACATTTAAAATTTGAAAGGATGATTTATTAACTTGGCACAAACACTCGTAATTTCTTCTCCGGGTCTTGATTCTAACAACGCTGACGCTGGTCGTCTCAAAATGTTCTTGACCCAATTCGGCGGTGAGGTAATGACCGCCTATCGTCGTTTCTCTGTGACTCTTGGTCGCCATATGGAACGTACTATTTCCAACGGCAAAGCGGCAGACTTCCCGGTACTTGGTCGTAAAATTGCAAACTACCTGACTCCGGGTAAATCTTTGGATGATCTGCGTAAGGCTGAACAGCAAACACAGGTATCCATTAAGATTGATGGTCTGTTGACTGCCGATACTTTGATTACCGACATTGACGAAGCTATGAACCATTATGATGTCCGCTCTGAGTATTCTTATCAGATTGGCGAAGCACTCGCTATGGCACGTGATGGTGGCTTGTTGGCTGAAATCGCTAAGGGTGTCGTAGCAGACAAAGAGTTGCTTCCTGGATTGGGTAAAGGTAAAATCCTGAAACGTACTGTAGAGAACGGTTTGACCACTGAGTCTGAAGCTTTGGGTAAAGCTATTGTCTCTATGTTGCTTGAAGCTAAAACGGCAATGTCCAACAACTATGTCCCGAATGAAGGTCGAGTATGCTATATGTTGCCTGTATGTGTCAATGCACTGGTAGCTTCTAAAGATGCTATCAATCGTGACTTCGGCGCAGTAGCATCCATTGTTGACGCAAAGGTTACCCGTATTGCTGGTATCGACATTGTTGAATGTCCCCATCTGACTATTGGTGGTGTAACTTCTACTGACAACGGTACACCTGAAGGTCTCATTCAAGGTACTGGTCACATCTTCCCGGCAGAGTACAAAGACAAAGCCGCTTTCTTGGTAGCTCATAGAACTACTGTAGGTACTTTGGTATTGAAGTCCTTTAACTTGGAACACGGTCGTCGTATCGAATACCAAGCTGACCATATCGTAGGTAAATATGCTATGGGTCACGGTTGTCTTCGTCCTGAAGCCGCCTTTATGGGTGTCATCGAGACAGCTCCCGGTGCTTAATCAACTCTAAACTATAGGGAGACCTTCGGGTTTCCCTATTTTTTCTTATTATGAAAGAAAGGTGAACGATAACTTTGGAAATAACAGCTATCACAGAATTAGACGCAGTAAATGAAATGCTTAGCGTTATTGGTGAGTCGCCTGTAAATACCTTAGAGAATTTACAAAATATTGACGCTATAAATGCCCTGCGTATTCTCAGAGCAATTAATCGTCAGGAACAAGCTAGAGGTTGGTCATTCAATATTATTAGTGAACACACATTGAACCCTGACACTTATACAAAACGCATCAAATGGGCTGATAACTACCTCTACCTAAAAGGTAATAACGGAGAGAAACTTATTAAAAACGGTGAGTATATCAAAGACCTGTCAACAGGTGATACGACATTTAATAGTCCTATTTCAGCGGAAGTTATCCTATTGGTGCCCTTTGAGGAAATGCCGGAACCGATGCGGTCTTACATTATAGCTAAAGCTTCATTTAGCTTTCAGACCCGTGCTATGGGTTCCAGCGATCTAACAAATATTACGCAGTCCACAGTACAAGAAGCATGGATGCGTCTTCAAGAGTACGAGTTAGACAATAATACTTATAATATGCTTGACAACACGTCTGTAAGCGAATTGAGGAAAAGATAGATGACTCTGATTAATCAAGATATAAAAAACCTTGTCTCAGGCATCAGTCAGCAACCGCCACTTTTGAGACACCCGGAGCAACTCGAGGAACAGCTCAATGGTTTTTCGAGTGAAGCCGCAGGTCTTCAGAAACGCCCTCCGACATTAAATGTTGCAAAGCTCATAAGTTTTTTGAATTTAAAACGAAAACCTTTAGTGCACTTTATAAATCGTGATGATACTGAGAAATACATAGTGATTTTTACAGGTGATGATGTTCTTGTTTTTGACCTTGAAGGTAACCAAAAAACAGTTGAATTTGAAGGTTCGGCAAAGGATTACATTATTACAGGTAACCCACGTAGAAATTTAAGGTGTCAAACAATAGCTGACTACACTTTTATAGCGAACCGAATGGTTAAAACAAGAATGTCTGATGAAACAACTGGGGATAAATGGG